TTAGAGGTAATAATACCTCCATTATTTTTATACGATATTCCAGCACTATCATATCCTCTATACTCTAGTCTTTCCAATCCATGGAGAACTAGGTTGATAGCGTTTCTGGGTCCTTTGTATCCGACGATTCCACACATATTTCTATATTTTGTTTTTTTCTTCCTCGTCGTTTCTTTATATTTAACTTACGCCTTTGAGCCCTTACCATATCTCCAGTAACATTTTCTCCTGTGATTTTAGTAAGTTTAGCTGCTATGTCACTATCCTTAAGCAGCTTTTCATTATCTGCTATGAACTGTAGTTCGTTCATATTCCATTTCTTATATTTTCCCATAATTTGACTATCCGTGTATATGTATTATAATGAAGTATTACACCGTTTTGAAAGGTCCTAGATATGATTACACCAGTTAATTCAGAATTAAAAGTTGTTGCCTCAGAAGAAATTGAAAAAGCCGTAGCATCCGATCTAAACAGCGAACAAAATGCACCACTAGAAGAGATAATAGAAAATAATGCCAAAGACGAAGAAACTTCCACATAATATAGACGAGAAAGAGTTTGTAGAGATACTACATAGGATAGTAAAAAAGCTTGGCTATAAATTTATTTTTGGTTATCATTCTTTTGAAGATATGTACCAACAAGCAGCCATCTTTGCCATAGAAGGTCTAGAGAAGTATGATAGCTCTAAGCCCTTAGAAAACTTCCTATGGACACATTTAAGAAATAGACTTTTCAATTTTAAACGTGATAACTTCAAAAGGCCGGATAAGCCATGCTTAAATTGTCCTTTGTATGATAAAGACTATGCAGTGTCAGATAATCAATGCTCTAAATATAGTCAGGTATTAGACTGCTCTTTGTATAAAAAGTGGTACATTAGAAACTCTTCAAAACAAAACATAATGAAACCTACGAGCCTAGAGAACGAGAAGGTTGTTTCTAGCGGAGCAGGTAGTATCTTTGGAGACATATCTAATTCTGAACTTTTAAATAAAATAGAAAAGGAATTAAGAGGAGAATATCGGGAAATTTATTTAAAGATTAAACATGGTACAAAAGTCAATCGGGCAGATATTAAAAAGTTACAAAAATTTATACAGGAAAACATTTCAGAATGCCAAAAAAGCGCGGACAATTATCTTTAGAAGAAGAAAAGTTTATACAAGATAACGTAGGCTCTATGTCTGTAGAAGCTATAGCAGAGTATCTAAACAGAAATACTGGACCTGTAGAGAAATATATCAAAGAGAATCAAATCTTTGGATCTAGTGATGAAAGAAAAGATCATGAGATATTAAAGCATAAATTACATGGTAAAAGTTTTTGGGCAGAGATAGTCAGACAGTTCGATGAGGAAAGCGGAGAGTTGGAATATTTTGAGAATACGTGGATAAATCTTATTAAACAGTTTAGAGAGGACGTACTGGCTGCTGAGGAGCTTCAGATCAAGCAGTTTATAACGATAGACATATTGATCAATAGAAGTATGAAAGAGCGTAAGAGACACATTACGGACACTGAGAAGCTACAAAACGCAGTAGATAAAGAATATACCAAGATAGAAGAGGACAGAGACATACAAAAGCTTGCAAATTTAGAAACTCAACTTAGCTTTGCTCGCAACAGTATAACAAGTTATACAAATGAATATACGAAACTATTAAATGAGCAACAAAAGATTAGTAAAGATTTAAAAGCAACAAGAGAACAAAGAATCAAAAGAATAGAAGACGGTAAAAGCAGTTGGATTGGATTGATTAGAATGCTGGAGGACGAACAGGTAAGAGAAAAAGAAGGAAAGGAAATGGAAATCCTAAAATTAGCTACAGCAAAGTCAAAAGACAAATTGCAGGAACTCCATACATATAATGATGGAAAAGTGGATCAGCCTTTATTAACCCCGGAATCAGTAGAAAATGAAGAGTAAAACAGCATTAGTCTCTGGAATCACAGGACAAGATGGTAGCTATTTAGCAGAATTATTATTAGAGAAAGAATATCAAGTTATAGGCTTGCATAGAAGAACTAGTACAAATCATTTTGAGCGTATTATGGGGATCATGGGACATCCTAAATTTCATTTACATGAATTTGATTTGTGTGACAGTAGCAGCGTCTATAATTCCATAGATCATTATCAGCCTGACGAATTTTATAATTTAGCTGCTCAGAGTCATGTAGCTACTAGTTTCAATCAGCCTTCATTTACATTCGATGTCAACACTCAAGGAGTGGTGAATATCCTTGAAGCCATAAAAAATTATTCACCAAATACGAAACTTTATCAAGCAGGTACTAGTGAGATGTTCGGCAGGAACTATAGTAAAGATAAAAATGGTGTAAAATATCAAGACGAAACAACTCAATTTTTGCCACAAAGTCCTTACGGGGTATCTAAACTTGCGAGTCACAGAATGTTACAAATATATAGAGAAGCATACGGGATTTTTGCGTCGAACGGTATTTTGTTTAACCACGAAAGTCCAAGGAGAGGATCGTATTTCGTTACACAAAAAATTGTTTTGTGGATTAAAGACTTTTTTCAGTGGTGTCGTACAAACAATATTACGCCTGTGGAAGTAAAAAGTGATGATGAAAATCTTGTATTTAAAGATTTGTCTTATCCAAAATTAAGACTAGGAAATCTAAAAGCAAAAAGAGATTGGGGACATGCTAGAGACTATGTAAAAGCTATGTATTTGATGTTACAACAAAATGAATCAGATGATTATGTAATTTCTTCAGACACTACAAATAGTATAGAAGACTTTTTATCTATAGCTTTTAATCATGTTGGAATTAAAGATTATTCTGATTATATTTATATAGATCCAAAATTTTACAGACCTGCTGAGGTAGACTATTTATGTGGCAAGTCTACTAAAGCTAGAGAAAAATTAGGCTGGAAGCCTTTAATGTCATTAAATGATCTCGTTGTGGATATGTTAAATGAATAGAAATTTCGACGACCCAAACTATAAAAGATGGAGAAAAGAAGTATTTAAGAGAGACAAATTTAAATGTCAATGGCCTAATTGTAATTTAAAAGGTAAATTGAATGCACACCATATACAAACTTGGGCACATAATCCTGGTTTGAGATTTTTACCAGGAAATGGCATAACTTTGTGTAGAAAACATCATGATCTTATTCATGGTAACGAAGATAGCTATGTCTCTTTATTTTTAAAAATTTTATACAATAATCATGGCAGACTACAGTGATTTTAATATTATAATCGACACGAGAGAGCAGCAGGCGTGGGAGTTTCCCAGACACTCTACTGCTAATAAGAAATTAGACACTGGAGATTATTCTCTGGGTGGACTAGAAGATGTTCTTTGCATAGAAAGAAAAAAGAGCGTAAGTGAAATAGCTTCTAACATAACAGAGAAAAGATTTGAAGATGTGTTAGAAAGAATGACAAAGTATAAATATACTTATATGATTTTTGAATTTAGTCTTACAGATGTATTGATGTATCCTCAAGGATCTGAGATACCAAGACACAAATGGAAATATATTAGAATATCTCCTAATTTTATTCTTAAAAAGTTATCAGAGTATATGGTAAATTATAACATAAAAATTATATTTGGAGATAGTCCTAAGAATGCAGAAAAAATTGCTATGGCCTTAATGAGAAGGGTATATGAAATTGAACGAGAAGAATAATTTAAAATTATATGAAGATGCTTGGTTAGGTTTGGGAGACTTATCAGAGCTGAATCTTGATAAGAATATCATGATTCACAGATCTAAATCTGATATTGAAAATCCTGACATGCATCTTATGAAAGTATTTAGAGATACAAAATATTTAGCTTCTGCATGTAAGCTATTGTTCGATATAGAGCTGCATCCTATACAAGTAGCTATTTTACAAGAGTTCTGGATAAGACCATTTCCCATGTTTATAGCTAGTCGTGGTTTTGGTAAATCTTTCTTGATGAGCTTGTATTGTATTTTAAAGTGCGTCTTTACACCAGGAACCAAGATAGTTGTAGTAGGTGCTGCTTTTAGACAGAGTAAGATTATATTTGAATATATGGAAACTATTTGGAAGAATAGTCCTATATTAAGAAGTATATTTAGTGGTAATGAAGACGGTCCTAGAAGAGATGTTGATAGATGCACAATGAGACTAGGAGATAGCTGGACAGTAGCTATTCCTATGGGTGATGGTAGTAAGATTAGAGGTTTAAGGGCACATATTATTATTGCTGATGAATTTGCTTCTATATCTCCAGATATATACGAAACAGTTGTTGCTGGTTTTGCTGCTGTTAGTGCTAGTCCTATTCAGAATGTAAAAGAACAAGCTAAGATAGAAGCCATGAAAGAAATGGGAGTCTGGACTGAAGAGATGGCTGCTCTAGAAACAAAAATGGGAAATCAAGCTATTATATCGGGTACGGCTGATTACAGTTTTAAACACTTTGCTCAGTATTGGAGAAGGTATAAAACGATAGTAGAAAGTCAAGGAGATGCTTTTAAACTGAGAGAAATTTTTAACGACGAAGTTCCAGAAAATTTTAATTGGAGAGATTATAGCGTTATTAGAGTGCCTTATGAATTAATACCAAAGGGTTTTATGGATGATAAGCAGGTAGCTAGGGCAAAAGCAACAATACATACTGGTATATATAATATGGAGTATGCTGCGTGTTTTACAGAGGATAGTGAAGGGTTTTTCAAAAGAAGTCTGATAGAGAGTTGTGTAACATCAGATAAAAATCCAATTAAGATTAGGGATGAAGAAATATTATTTGACGCTATGATTCAAGGAGAGCAGAATAAAAAATATGTTTATGGAATCGATCCAGCGTCCGAGCAGGATAATTTTAGTATTATCATTATAGAATTAAACGAAACACATAACAGAGTGGTATATTCATGGACTACTAATAGAGGGAATTTTAAAGATAGACAAAAAACAGGATTAGTTAATGATCAAGATTTTTATAGTTTTTGTGCAAGAAAAATTAGAAATTTAATGGAGCTGTTCCCTCCAGCCAGAATAGGTATGGATGCTCAAGGAGGAGGTATTGCTATCGAAGAGGCTTTACACAATCCTAATAATCTAGACCCTGGAGAAGTTTTAATTTGGCCTGCAATTGATGAGAGAAAGTCTAAAGAGTCAGATAATCAGCCAGGATTACATATCGTAGAGATGGTTCAATTTGCTAGGGCAGATTGGACAGCAGAGGCTAATCACGGATTAAGGAAAGATATGGAAGATAAAATGCTGCTTTTCCCAAGATTTGATGGTGTCTCTCTAGGATTAGCATTAAATAAAGAAAACAGAGATATACTAGACGCAGACCTAAATCCTATTTATGATAGTCTAAGTGAATGCATTTTAGAAATAGAAGAATTAAAAGACGAATTAACCACTATTGTTATGACAAAAACTAGTACAGGACCAAATGCTAGAGATAGATGGGATACTCCGGAAGTTAAGCTTCCAAATGGTAAAAAGGGTAGAATTCGTAAAGATAGATACAGTTCTTTAGTTATAGCTAATATGTTGGCGCGTCAGATTAAAAACAAGATCAAGCCAATCAGCTATGAGGTTGTTGGAGGAAATCGCAAGGATGTAGAAATGCATAAAGGAAATATGTACAAAGGACCAGCTTGGTTTACTAACGAAGCTAATGATGACATATATACTGGAATATATAGAGAATAGGTGTATTTAAAAATTAAGTTTAATAACATTCCAATTACAATAGTAATGCAATACAAATGAATAAATATCCAAAAAGTGACTCTGACAATAACGAAGAATTTTTAGGTCAAGAAGCTTATGTATCATGGGGAGATGATTTAGCAAGTAAAAAAGAAGCTTTAAAATTATCTTCCGAATCCTTAGAAGAATTTACAGGGATTCAAAACGCAAAGGGTAGTCGTAGATACAGTCTGGATTATTCAAACTTAGACACTAACACAAGTAGTCGTCCCGGTCTTACTAAGTCTGATTATTACTACTTTAGACCAGATGAAGAACCGCCTCGTAATTTAAAGAATATTCTGAAAAAAGCAGAGGATATTTACAATAGAGTAGGTTTAGTTAAAAATGTTATAGATTTAATGGGGGACTTTTCTAGCCAAGGAATAAGATTAGTACATCCTACAAGACGTATAGAGAAGTTTTATCAAACGTGGTTTAAGAAGATTAACGGCAAAGAAAGAAGTGAAAGATTCTTAAATAATCTCTATAAAACTGGCAATGTAATTATTCATAAACAAAG